AATGAGTGGCTACCAGAAATACAGATACCACAGGATGGCGGATACAAAACACACAAGGATTATTTACCAGCTAATTCTGCAGGACAGGTACTACAGTGGGTGCAGACAGATGGCGATGGGGACATAGCATTATTTGAAACAGATCAGACTCTACTAGACATGGAGCAACCACAGCAACAAACACCACAGGGACAGTAATATGGCATTTAAAAAAAGACAACGAGGAATGACTGGACTCGCAAAACAAATGGCTAAAGGCAGACCATTAACACCAGCACAACAGATGCATCGTCAAGAAGTAGGCAAGATGATACAAGCTGATCAGGCCCAAAGTAAAGGCATGATGGACAAAATGATGGCTTGGAAACAGCTACAGAAAGATAAAGAGAGGATGGTGCAAGTTCCTGAGCAGTATGAAACTCCACAGGGTGAAACTGAACAGTTAGCCTATGTTACCCCTGAAGAGATGGAGATGTTAAAAGAACAAGGCGGTAGTGGTGAAATGACTCCGTATGGTGTACCTAGTTTTCGGCCTCCGGGTGGTGGTGATAAAAGAATGACCAGTAAAAAAAGTGATAGAGGAGGAGGGCAGAGAGCTACTCATTCTGGTAAAAAAGAATCTGCAAGTGAAAGAAGGCAAGGAATGAGAAGTACTGGAACCTTACACTCTAGAAATCAAAAGGAATATTTTAAGAATATAGATAGATGGGCATCTAGGATGCAAGATTGGAAAGCAGGAAAAGGCCCAAAACCAAAAGGGAAAGCACCGGGAGGAGGTATGAGACCGGGTGAGAATGCAGAACAGTACCATAAGCGTATGACTGGTGGTGGAGGCGGAGGCGGCGGAGGCGGTTTTGGTGCCTTTGGTGCCCCAGTTATGACTCCTGAACAGATAGAAGCACAAAGAAAAGCAAGGGCAAAAGAGAAGTGGGAATCAGATAGAAAGGCCGCTACAGAAAAACATGAAGGAGGTAGACTAGGCCGTGAAAGAGAGAGGCATACTAAGGGGGTAATGAGAGATGCCGAAGGCAGGACAGCAGAAGACCGTGGAGTTATGACGGATGCTTCTGGTAAGAAAGAAGGTGAAGAAGGGTTTGATTTTGAAACTGCAACAATGAAAGGTGGTTTTGATGAATCTACAGCAAAGATGGATACTAGCGGTTCCTACGAAGGTTACAAGGGTGAGTATAAGGAACTAGGTGATAAACTGGGTGGATACCAGAGTAAGTTTGACACTATGGCAGGAGAAGCTAGAGCGGCACAAGACAAGGGTGCTGGTCAGTTGGAAGGACTAGGTGAACAATACAAAGGGATAACTGGTGATGCAATAGCCGCTGAAGCTAAGAAGGGTGAAGCAGGAATAAGTGCAGGCGCAGATAAAATAGGCGGACTGGAAGCAGGCACACAGGATATTATGGGCCGTCAGGCTGGCTATGAAAGTCAAATAGCAGGCATGGCAGACAAGGTAGCATCTGGTGAAGCTGGTCAATCACAGGCGGCAATGTTGCAGGGCCAGATGGAACAGCAACGCATGGCAGGCCAGAAGGGTAGTGAGGAAAAGCTACGGCGTGAAATGGCACAGTCTGGTGCATCCCCTGCAGAGATAGCCGCTAAAGTGGCACAGTTCCAGAGACAATCTGCTAGTGACCAGTCAATGGCCTCAAGGTCTGAAGCACTATCATCACAACTACAAGGCCAGCAGATGGGGCAGGCACAGATGGGAGCCGCCGCAGGATTAATGGGGCAAGCTCTAGGTGCAACTGGTCAACAGATGCAGGGTCAGGCACAGCTACAGAGTCAGGGCGCACAGCAAGCCGCACTCAGAGGTCAGGCCGCTGGTATGGCAATGCAGGGTGCACAAGCACAGCAATCAGCACAACTACAGTCACTACAAGGTCAGGCGGCAATGGCACAAGGAGCCGCTGGCATGACTGGTCAAGGCATACAGCAACAAGCCTCAATGTATGGTCAGGGTATGGGGGCACTGCAAGCTAAAGGTGGCATGATAGGCGAACAGGCTGGTATGACACAGGCTCAGTTGAATGATGTTATTGCTCAACAGACTGAGCAATTTCAATTAAGTGAAGCAGAGAAACAGAGGCAAGCTAATGCCGCCGCAAATGCAGGCGGTGGTGGTGGTGGAGGAGGAGGAATCCTTGGGGGAGTCACTAGAGCATTAGGCATATCAGATATTAGACTCAAAGAAAACATTGAACTTCTTGAAGAAGGAAAGGGCGGTGATCCAAATATCTATTCATTTAATTATAAATGGCAACCAAAGCATAGATGGTCAGGTGTAATGGCTCAGGAACTACTAGGAACTAAACACGCTGATTCAGTAAGAAAACACTCAGATGGATACTATATGGTTGACTACCATAAACTTGGTATCCAGATGAAATTATTATCATAAGGAGTAAACATGGCATTCCAAGCAGGCGGAACAGATTACCAATTAGATATAAGGCAAAGGGCATTAGATAAAACTACTGATGCAAAGAGGCGAGAAGCTGAATCAGCAAGGGAAGCTAGAATAAGGAAAAGCGGACAGCGTTCAGGACTGCAAAAATTACTAAGTGCCGGAGCTAGAGCCGCCGCCGCATACTACACGATGGGTATGAGTGAAAAAATGGGTGGTGGAGCCATGATTGATCAGGCTATGCTAGGCACAGACTCAGAGGGCAGGGCTGTCCGTAATGAGTATGGAGATTTAGTTGGTATGGCATCTCAGGTAGGTAGTGCTATGTCAGCAAAGAAAGCTGGAGAGGCCGCATTGCAATTAACAAATCAAGCAAAGGCTGATCAAGCTATGCAGACACGCTTAGATAATCTTGATCCTTCAGGAAGGTTAGGGATGGAGTATGCATTAAGATTGGAAGATAAGAATACAAGGAATACAGCCGCATTGCAGAAACATAAGGGTGGATTTATGGGGCTATTGAATAAAGATGTAGAAGGGTTAGACTTAAAGCCTACTACTATGGGAGATTGGGAGAATGTAATTGCAAAAGCACAGACTCCTGAAGCAAAACCATCAAATTATATTGAGACAGAGACTTTTCAACATGAGGGTGGAGGATTTTTACAACCAAAGAAGGTAACAGAAGTAGATCAAAAGGGGCAACAAGCATCTTTTATTGACGAGGCTTTAGCAAAGAAGCAGAAGCAAGATGCAGAATTAAAAGCTATGGCATAAAGGAAGGAACATTATGGCTAGAGAAGAAGAAGGATATACCCTAGAAGAACTTAGAAAAATTGCGGCAGAAAAGCCAGAGCCAAAACTTTATAGACCACCAACTGATGCTCAAATAAGAGCAAGGTTAAAAGGTAAAGAAGCCGCAAAAAAACTAGCTCCTGATTTAGTGGAATTAAAAAGGAAGAGGGAGATGGAAAAAATTAGAGATATTGCACCTCAGTTTTATAATTATAAAAGAACAAGTGATGAGGTAGAAGGGCCGGGATTGCTGGATCGAATGAAAGAATATGCCAAGGAAAAGTTTCCAACTCTTAGATCACAAGAGGAAGTAGAAGCAAGACTTCAGGAAAAAGCAAAACGTGAAGGTATAGGTTTAACAGATAGTTGGAGACAAGACTCACGTGTAAAAAGTAGGTTAGATGATTACAGTGCTCGTAAAGAAGCAACAGATAAGATGATGGATGAGGAATACGATAAAAGAACATTAGCTTCTGTACCACTATTCCAACACCAAAAAGAAAGACATAAAAGAAGAGGTGAATTAGAAGGAATACCACTTTCAGAATTAGAGGCAAATCAAGCAGGGGAGATTCAAAATAAATTAGAAAGATTAAAATATCAAAGACACGTTTTAGGAATACCATATCCGGGCGAAACTTTTGAAACAGGGCATATGAAAAATGAAATTATGCCGGGACTTCATAAAAAGCAGTATGGTAAAACTAAAGAAGATACGGAGATGAGTGAGCTAGACAGACTAGCAGAAACAGGCATTGGTCGTTTATCTTCAGAACGACAAGCTGGTATAGAAGAGCAGATGATGGAGGGTATGGCTCAAGATAAAGAGAAGATGATGAAGCGCATGGCTCAGGACGAAGAGGAGCGAGCAGTTAATGAGGAGTTTACAGTCCAAGAGAATATGCAGAATATGCCACAGGAGGAGGCAAAAGAAGTTTTTGAAGAGATAGCTAAGACTGCACCTAATGGTAGACAGGATGAAGGATACCTAGCCGCTAAGGAAGCGACAGGTAGATATGTACGGTACGAGGGTGCAGGCACTGGCGAAGGTGGATTTGTTCTTAATAAGGGGGAACTAGATAATTTATTCGATAGAAAAGAGAAGATGAATCTGTTACAGAATATACCACAAGAAGATCGTGCGGCACTATTACATAAATGGAAACTTATTGATGATGAAGATTTTAATTTAACACAGAAAAAATCTGCTAAGGAATTACTAGAGTTAGAAAAATTAAAGCTACAGATAGCAGAATTAAAAAGTAAATCAAGTACAGAAAAAATGTCTGATTCAGATAAGGCACAGTTTAATGCCGCCGCTAGTGGATTTCAAGATGCTGTAAAAAGCAGACGTTGGGATGAGGCACAAGCCTACAGTGATACTCTAGAATCTATATTGCCGGGGTCACAGAAAAATTTCAATGTCGATAATGTACAAAAAGCTATAGATGATAGGTTAAAAAAATTACCACCATTACAAAAAGCAAAGTCACAAATGGGTAAGGAGGTATTTAATGGTTACTTTAGTTTTAGAAATAAACTTGTAGAAAAAATTGATCTTGTTAAACGATCAGGTGATAGCAAGGCATTAGATCAACTCTTAGGAACTACTATAGATACAGGAGATAATAAAGGTAAAACGTGGTCTGATATTTTGGAAGGTCAGGGAATACCCTCATGGCAAACTATTGAAGGAATGGCGGCAGGAGATAAGCCGGAAATAGCATTAGCTATAACTAATGGTAAGAGTAATAATATATCGGAGATATCTAGACAGCAATATATGGGGTATGTTCTGCCTAGGATTCGTGACAAGATAATGAAAGGTAACTATGGTAAGTGGCATGATATGATAGAAGGTGGATTGCGTACTGCACAGGATAATAAAACTACAGAGCTTCAAGAAAAAGTAAATAATCCTAAAAAATCTGATCCATTAAAGGAAGTAGAACGCATAGAAGAGCCTGATGATAAGTTATCTAAAATGAAAAAGAATTTAACAGAAGAGGAGGAAGTTGAATTGGAAGATGAGGCTGTGTTCCTTAAAGAAAATGATCAGTATGGTTTGTATGAAGGCCCATTAGGTAATGCAAGATTAAGGAATAAGTTAGTAGAAATGTTACAACGTAAAAAAGATAGGGAGGCAAACCAAAAAGGATCAAAAGGAAAAAAGAGATACGGTTCCAGATCAATTAAAGTTCGATAGTTAATTCATGAATTTAGAAACTTGGTTAGCTCTTTACAGGCACCCCGGAGAATCACGTGAGGAGGCTGTAAGAAGATATATAGATGAACAAGGTATTGATGACCCTGCAGAAAAAGAGTCAGCAAAAAACCAACTAACTACCCCTACCCCTGCAGATTTTTTCTCTGATTCAGATAATTATTATCAGGACATTCATAAGGATTATTTTGGAACAGCATTTGATGTAGGTCGCAGACCTGAGTATACTCCTACACCAGATGCTGAAGAAGAGAAATACATAGATGATCCTGATTTTATAGATCAACTTAAAGCAGGAGGATATGAAGCTGGTGCAGGCATAGCCGACTTTGTTGGCGGCCCTTTAGCTGGCTGGATGCCAGAAGAATACGAAGGTTATGTACGAGATGCGGCTGAGGAATGGGGAGCCGAACAGCAACGTAAGGCTGATCTGGTAGCTCGTCCCCAAACACGTGAAGAAATCCTAAAAGAAGATCCCGAATCCCTATATCAACATCTCCCTGAATACTGGCCCACAGGTCATGAACTAGCTAGAAGTGCGGCTCCAAGTTTAACTCCTGCGGCAGTAGGCTTAGGAGTTAGTCTTGCTGGCACACCATTATTAGCGGCAGGAGGACTGACAGGTTTGGGATTAATGGCAGGCAGTTCTGCTCTTGCAATGACCGCAGGGAATCTAGCATCGTCTGCTTACGTATCTGGTGAAGCCTATAGCAGGGCACAAGAAGATGAGACTGTACGTTTAGCATTGGGTGTGTCCACTCACATTCCATTCAAAGACCTTCCAGAACAAGAAAAACGAATAGTACAGGAATTTGCAGAGGATGCATCACAAACTTCCTTTGGTCATAGACTGTATACATCAGGACTGTTAGAAATGATGTCCTTTGCACGGTTTGGTAAACCACTATTCCGTTGGATGGCAGACATGGGATTAGGTGCTACCTCTGAGGTGTGGGATAACTACCTATATGCAGAAGATGTTACAGATACCCTAGCGGAGTATGGTATACCTAAAGACAAAGCTGAGGAAATGCGCTTGGCTATCTTAAATCTAGGCCCAAGTGATAAGGAATTGTGGACAAAGTCTCTGGTACAGGAAGGACTCTACGGTGCTGGCTTTACTACAGTCGAACAATTGGTAGCAGACAAACGTGTGGATGCACCTAGAACCTCAACTAAAAAACAACAAGAACTCAAAGCAGATTTTATAAAGAGGTACAACGAAACTCTAGCTAAATCAGACGAACAAAGATTACTAGGAACAGATACACAGAGAAGAAAGAGGGATGCTCAGAATGCTGTAGCAAGGGAAAATGGTTTTGAAAGTTGGGAGCAGATGGAGGCTTCTGATAAGTCATATCTTAATACTTTAAAATTTGCCGCAGGGAAAAAAGCCTACGATGCAAGGAGAGCGGCAGTCAAACGAGCCAATGAAATAGAGAAGCAGGGAGAAAAAGCAAAGCAACAAGAGCAGGAACAATACGCTAGGGAAGAAGTTCTAGCAATGGAAAGAGCCGAAGAGGAGAGTATTCGTTTATCTAGAGGGACTGATTTTGCGGCTACAAGAAAGGCGTTAGAGAGAGAGCGAGAGGTACTAGATAATATTAAAAAGAGATTGCCGTCAGTTACTTCACCAGTAAGAAAGGACGGCTCAATGCTAACTGCAGAGGAAATAGTTGAGGCTAATGCTATACGAATAAAGCGTGAGCGTCAGTTGTTAAATTATCAGAATAGGCTCAAGGCACTTGAAAAAGCAGAGGCAGACTTTGCAAAGCGTCCGTTAAAAACATCTGAACAATTAAAAAAGGAAACCAAGAGAGAGGTTAAGAAGAAGTTAAAGGCTCCTAAAGTTCTCAAGTCCGCTGTAACAGGAGCAATAGAAGGTGGAGTATCCGTACCTAAAGTAAAACTAGAAGCACTGTTCAGGCAGTTCCAACCTAAGAAAGATGTTAAGTATGTAGTACTGGATAAGAACGATACTAACCGACTTGCTAATATCTTAGGTGGGCCGGAGTATTTGGCAGATGCACAAGGGTATCTTAGTGACAGCGAAGCCTTTATTATTGAAGGTGAAGATAAGGTCTACTTAGTAGCAGATAACATCAGGGGAGAAACAATACAGGATGCTATAGGCAGGGCCGTAGAGGTAGGAGTTTTCCATGAGCCTATCGCTCACCTAGGTATGAGAAAGACTTTAGGTGATGAGGAATTTAATTCATTCCTAGATCGTTTCTATGAAACTAATATGCAGGACATTAACGAATGGGCAGTAACTGAAGTTACTCCAGAGAATGTACCAGCGTATCTGGATAAGGATTACGATCCTGAAAAGTTAAAGCGTCCCGGCCTGAGACAACGTTTAGGATTGAAGAAGAAAGTAGATACAGAACTTACTACTGAAAAGAAGCGAGAACTTGCAGAGGAATATCTAGCACATAAATTTACAGAGTATGGTGTACGTGATCCTCATATCCTAGAGAGAACTACAGATGCATTGAGTACTTATTTCTCAAAGATACTAGGTAAGGATAGAGCATCTAAGGTCAAGGCAAGGGAGATGCTGGCAAGTGTACAACGTGAATACCTAGGCGGTAAGCGTAACATTATCACAGGCGACTTGTTTGATCCTTCTAACTGGGTGAAGTCTAAGCCACTAGCTGTGGTTGAAGAGGAGAAGCCAGAAGAGAAAGAACTGACTCAGAAAGAAAAGGTACAGAAATACCAAGAGCATTTGCGTAAGACTAAAGCTAAGACAGATGTGACTGAGGTACTTGACGAAAAGAGAAGACCTATAGATATGCTGACAGAGGATGTCACTGCGGCGAGGGAAGCTAAAAAAGCTAAGGGTGTACGTGCATCCAAACGCAGGATGACTCTAAGGGAAGCACAAACTTGGGCCGCTAAAACTGAGAATCAAAAAGGTAAGGGGCGCAGACCTAGAGTACCAGAACTACAGGCAATAGCTGAGAGACTAAGAAAGGGCGAGGCCACGTATGAAGAATATCAAGAAGGCGTTGATAAATATTTACCTATCAGAAAATTTGAGACCGTACCTACCCCTGCTACTGAAGAAGAAATCTTAGGGTCTATAAATACACGCAAGTATAAAGAAGGATTACTGGTTAGGGAGGCAAACTTAGGAATTGATAAGGAAGGCAACTCAATTGACGAGATGGTAGATGTCCGTCTGGATATTCCTGCCTATGAAAAATTTGATACATGGGTGCCTACTATTTCTCGTTACCCACGCAAAGGCACACCTAAAATCTACGGAAGCACAGCACATTTAGAAGATGTTACATTTAAAGCACCTTTACCTACTGCCGCACTTGAAGTAGCAGAGGGGGAAACAAAAACTCCTTTTGCAACTATGAGGGGTATATGGAAGGGAACATCAGATAGTGACCTTAAAAAATTAGCAGATGTAAGGAAGAATAGATCTGCGTGGATACAGATAGGATACAATCCAGAAGTCCAGTCATCTTTTTATATCAAGGAAACTAAGGGTAAGTTTACTAAGGGGACACCACTAGCTTCTGCCGATGAGGTAATCCAGATAGGTGGCTTTGTATTAGCAAAGAATCCTGTGACTAAAGCTGTACCTACTCAGGTGGTAGATGGTAAGACCATACGATTCGCTAAACAAAAGATCAAGGCATACGGTGGCACTGCTCAGGTAGAGGAGAATGTCATAGCGGCACTTAAATCAGACTCAAGAGTTCGCCCCCTCATTGAGTACATGACAGCAGAAGAACTGGATATGCTGAAGCCTGAGAATGTGGATAGAATGATTGATGTTGTACGAGCAAGACTAGGAGAAGGGGATTTTGGTATAACTAGAATACCCGGTCAGACAGGAACAAAGTTAGGGGACTTAGTTTCAATGTCTCTTGCCGGAAGGATAAAAAAAGGATGGTACATTAACTCTATGGGGACAATTAAAACTGTCTTTGGTAAAGATGCTACTAGATTTACTGCATTGCTATCCGCACTTTCCCCACGTACTAGCGTAGAATCTAATGCTTTTAATGCTGTGTCTGTATGGGTTAATTGGGATAAAGCAGGAAGACCTACAGATCGAAAGTCTATACTTGATATTATGGAAAACTCTGTAGAAAAAGGCGTGGCGACTAGGGGTAGTTCTATTTTACCAACATGGATACCAAACTCTATCCGTGCTTTAGCTACAACTGATCCAGATAATCTAGTACTTTCTGGAGCCAAGGTTAATAGTTTCCTACAAAACCTCTTAGGTAATTTAGATGAAGTAACTAATGATGCGTGGATGTGGAAAGCCTATGGTATTGTAGATAGTTCTATTAAGAATATTAAAAGGAAATTGCCCGGAGATGTTATAGGTACTCCAGTAGAATTAAAAACCCCTGAATATATTATAGCTTCTGCTTCAGCTAGAAGAGCCGCAAATTTTTTAACTGAAAAAACTGGTGAGACATGGAAGCCAGCAGAGGTGCAGGAAACTGTGTGGAGTTTTATAAAAGCATTAACAGAAAAAGGTGAAGGTGATCCACGTACATTAGAAAGGATAGCAGTAGAAGATGATCTGAGTGGTATCATTGCGGAGGTACCTGATTTTGATATATTACTTTCAGGAGATAAACTAGGTAAAATTTTAATAAAAGGTGGTTATGAAAAACAAATCAAACAACTCTCTGCTAGACCTAATGTCACCCAAGCAAAGAAAGGGATTACAGCTTCTAACAGAGTCAGGAGAATTGGCAAGATTGCTAAAAGGATTGGAGACCAAATCCCCCTCCAAAGAGGTGAAAAGAAATCAGCAGATGCCTTAAAGAATTTAAGGGAGTTAGATAAACAATTAGATAAACAAGTAAAACGTGCACGAAAAGACTTGAGGAAGGTACTGAAACGTGTACGCCATTCCAAGAGAACCAAGCAATGGGATAAGGAAAATAAGGGGATGATGGGAACAGGAAGAGGATTACAGCCACATGAAGCATCTTATCTGGAATGGGCAGAGCAGTGGTTTAATTTTGGGCCGGGTAATAAACCTTATATAAATGATATAGAAGAATTATATTTTGTTGCCCAAGAAGATTTTGAACTCCATAAAGAAACACTAATAGATACTGCTAGTCAATATTATGGTAAAGATCGTGAAACATCAGGGTCATTTCTCAGACGACCTCCTCGGCATGCATCCACTGAACATGCAGGAGCCGTAGCAAGATTAAGGAAGAAATATGAGAAGGACATAATAAATAATAAAGATATGCCTGAAGTTGTAAAGAATTACATTCAAAGAAAGAAGGATAAATTTAAACAAGCACCAGACGATTTTCCTTTTTATGATTTCTTTAAAGCCTTTGACAATTATAAACCCCCATCACGAATAGAGGATTTGAGAAGACACATTGACTATGCTAAAGATCATCCACAACCAATGTTACTTGTCAATGATAATCTAAGGGCGGCATTTACACAGACAATGGGGTTAAGTGATGATGAGTTTATGACTGAGGGATTCCCTCAAGGGCCACCTCCAAGAATGCATTCTACTGCACTTACTAAGATACGAAACTTAACTGAGGATCAACTTCAAAAAATAAATACTAACTATCAAGATATAATAATTCAAGAGCATGAATATATTCATAGGCAGAATGCTGAGTATCTTGAAATGTCATATGAAGATGATGGAGCAATGCAAGAAAATCAAGAAGGTGGTATTGATCTTATGGAAGAAGGTTGGGGATCACCTACATTCTTTAAATCTGCAATGATGAGGGCACTTAATCTGAAGGTAGGCAAGACTGATACAACTCCTCCACCTCTTATAGTGGGACATGGCGATGCAGTGAGTCAGGTTTTTGAAAGGTTTTTAGAAGGAGAATATACAAGTCTTAGACATTTACGTGAAGACTTTCTTGAAATTGTGATTCGTTTAGAGGAGCAACGCCTGCGAGATTTAAAAGTATTAGGTGAGCCTGTCTTAACATTAGAAGGTGGTGCATGGAGGGAACTACCTATGATGCCTATAGAGAAAAGGAACACAGTAGAAGAGCAGGAAATTTACGACTACTGGGCAAAGCATTCCCATGATACATGGTGTACTGCTTTCACGCATCAAAAAGTGTTTGCACCGAAAGGGCCAATGTGGGTGTACCAAAGGAATGGAAGGTCTTTAGTAGGGTTGCGAATGCAATACAGTGACAACACACTTGAAGGTGCATCTCATGAAGGGGAGGGATTAAAGAAATATGCTAAAGGAGAAACAAAAAGAACTGTTGTGGAAATTCAAGGTCAGAATAATAACAACACATTAATTCCAGAGTATGCGCCTGCGGTTAATGAGTTCTTGGAAGCTAAAGGTAAGGAGTGGGGTAGGAAAATAGAGATTGAATCTCAGGCTAAGCGTTTGATTAAAAATGCTACAAAAGAAATGGTTGCTATTGAAAAGATTTATCCGCTATTAAAAGATTTTAAACCTGATGAAAAAACACAGAAAATAAAGTGGAAGGTCAGGGGAGATAAAGCATATCAGGAACAGATGGCAGATAAAAAAGATAAAACGCTATTGGCTGAGTTAGCTAGTGGTGAGGGGTATGCCGCTAGGTGGACTGGTGGAGAAAAGCTAGAGATTTTGCCAGATCAAAGAGAGTTTCCAGTAGAAGTATTAGCAGGAGATGCAGTAATTAGTACCTCTGCAAATTCTTTTCAACAGGTAAATATATTAGATATTATAAAAATTGCTGGAGGAAAATTAAATATAGAGGAAAGTGCTTTACGAGACAAAATTTTGCATGATGAAAAAGTCGGCACCCAAAAGGATGTACCTAACTTACATACAGTATATGGTGAATTTGAAGTAGGACTTACTAATAATGGAGCTACAAAAGCATTCAGTGACTACTATGCAAGATTAAGTGAAGATAAAGATGCGGATAAGCCTGCGTTTAAATCACAGGAGGAGTTTGAAAATGCTATAGAGAAGATGCGTATTAAGTTTAATGCACTACAATCTGTTAGTGGTTTATATTTAAAGAGCCATGTAGAACTACCTAACCTTACTGCAGTACCGGGCCTTGTTAATTTAGAAGGTAATGGCACCGCTGATAATTTAGAAACTGCTGGAAGAGTTGTATTGTCACCTCCTATGAGTGATGAATATGTAACATTAAGATGGGATAAATATTATGCTGTACGTGGGTTACCTAACTTAGTAAATATTGATAAGGATTTTAGATTTGAAATGGGACACATGGATAATGCAGATGCAGAGGGTGATTTATCAAATAAATTTGCAGACCATGCTATAGATTTTAATAAACTAGAAACTGTAGGAGAGTTTGTAGAATTAGGTTCACCTATAGATAGTCCTCAGTATGATGAAAATGAAAGTTCAGCGGCACAGTTACAGTTTAACAGCCTGCGTACTATAGGTGGTGATTTACTAACGGCACCTAATCATTTAGAAAAGGATTGGATAGGAGACAATCCTTACAAAACACATACAATATCTAATCCTGATTTTCCTAGTCTTTATGCTGTGGTGGGTAATGTTATCCTTAATCTAAAACATAAACAACTTACTTGGGGGCCAGACCGTAGTATAGAAACAGCTAGTTGGAATTTTAAATTTGATAATCATGGTATTAGTGCACCTGAACTAACCTTAGTAGGTGGTAATGTAGATGTGTTTGCTAATTCTTACTTTCCTAATTTACAGCGAGTAGGAAAAGATGTGCGTATATTTATAGATGATGATGCTGATTTGAATAATATCCTACCTAGCTTAACTCACGTAGGTGGACAAATTATAATATATAAAAAAGATGATAGTAGTGCAGAAGGTGTTAAGCGATATCTCCACCCCGGAGGACGTATATCTACACTAAGGTTTGAGAAGGTATCAGATGATGGTAGGAATATAATGCAACCTTACAAGGATCAGAAAAAAATAGGAAAAGGATCGTGGGGGCAAAGGGCGTTAGATAATGAAGAGGCTCTGGCAAAATTACAATGGGGTAACATAGGCCATGAGCAATCAGTAGGTGCTTTCATAATGAGTGAAGAGGGGAAGAATAGGGAATTAAAAAAAATGGCAGAAGATTATCTTAAAGATTTTTCAGCAGAATCTTTAAAGGTAACTAAAATACAGACGCTCCCTGATATTGCACCACAGTTAGAATTTATTGGTAATGATAGAATAGCGTTGATACAGAAGGACTATAAGGAAGAGGGGGATTTAAAGTTATCTGCCATTGACGAAGACCTTGACCAAGAGTCTAAGGACTATCTCAATACCATGTATAAATATTATAAAGATAAACGGAAAGCATTGGCTGATAAACTGAAAGAAGAGGGCCATGCGGCAATCGAAGAAATGACCTTTAAAGATGAGTTCCGTCCTTATCTTAGTGAAGCTCTTAGAGGAACAGAACTAGACCCACGTACACGGCAGTTATTGCGCTTCTCCAGAATGGTACGCAGGCCAACTGCAAAAGAACTGGAAGCAGAGTGGAGAGGTAAAACTAAAGGTAAGCCTGCGTCAGAGTTGCCACGCAAAATGGGAGTCAATATCAATGACAAGACACAAGACTTCACAGGACAGATACTGTCTGGCAGGAAGACCATGGAAACCAGAGACACCGATAGTCTCAGGAAATATGTAGGCAGTGAAGTTGGTATAGTCAGTACAGGTAAGGGGCCAGCCCAACTGGTAGGCTACATGACCGTGGGTGAGCCAATGGTATACAACAACCGTGCAGAGTTTAAGAAGGATCAGTCTAAGCATCTCGTTAAGACTGGATCAGACTATGATATTAAACGAGGTAAGGTTAAGTATGGCTATCCATTAACTAATGTTAGAAGAGTAACGGCAAAGCCTGTTACATCACGTGGTATAGTTGCTAGGAAGCTAGGAGATAAGGTTACTATCAGCAAGGAAGCACGTGCTATATACGATGCCAAGCCTACTAGGAAAGACCTCACGCCAGAAGCAATACTAAATCCAAGAGGGAATGTCCGCTCTTCCAAGGTGCTGATGTCACGTGTAGCTAAACATGCTATTGATACACGTAGTTGGAATCCATTTACCAGATGGACACAGGCAACTCAGCCATTTGCGGACAGGCTAACCAAGCGTCTGGTGTCTCAAGGTACGCTCCCCGACTCTGCTCAATATAAGGCTCTGAGGCGCAGGGTGAAGGGCATAATTACCAGTGCAGAAACGGCAGGCAAGAAGCTGTACGATGCACTCAAGAAGTCTAAGCAGAAGGACTTGATTTTTAAGTACCTCACCACTAAGGACTTTGATCCCAATAGGATTTCAAATTTGAATGAGCGACAGGCCGCTCTCTCTGCCAAGAAGAGGATCAACGAGATAGGTAACATGCTAGTCGAGCGCAAACTCATGAAGCAAAAAACTAAAGAACTTCATGAAGGTGAATACCTCCCTAGGGTATACCTCAAGTACCTATTGGGTGAGGAAAATTTCAGGAAAGCGTCCACTAAGGGTGGGCTAGGCTTGGATATGTCATACCTCATAGGCCGTAAGGATATTCCAGAGGGGATACGCAAGCTGATCTTGGGTGAGATACAAGACCCCGGTTACCTAGCCAGCAAAGCCGTGGCTGTACCACAGAAGGACATCGCTATCATCGACTGGCTCAAGACTATTGCAGGGAATAAGAATTGGGTACTGCCTACCTCCCTCGTACAGTACGATGTCCTAGGCAAGATGAAAAGTTTCACCGCCAGTGTCGATCTCCAGAAACAATTAGAGTTGGTGGACACAGAAGGTAGTCCAGTCTCCGCTTATTGGTTAGCTAACGAATCAGATAGGATTCTAAAGCAATCACAACTGCTTGATATTAGTGAGGCAGAAACCAAGATGGTTAAAGATTTAACTATGGATATGAGGAAGCAAGCGGAAGCGCAGATGGAAAAGACACAGGGTAAGATTGATCCTAAACTCTACTCTCAGGTACCAGCAACACCTAAGTATGGACAACTCGCTGGCATGGTGGTACGCAAGGAGATAGCGCAGGATATCTTCGGCAGTATGAACATGGCGACAGGTGATATCTCACTGGCAGAGAGTGTGTTCGGTGACGGCGGTAAGATAGGTGACTATAACCGTCTGTGGAAATGGTCAAAGGTCTCCGCCAATCCACCATCGTGGGTACGTAACTTCATTTCTAACCTGACACTAATGAACTTGGGTGACGTTCCTTTCTATAGGATGCCGGGACTGATGCTTTCCTCCCTCGCCGATATGCGGAAGATGGGTAAGCATGGTGGTAAACTACACCAGCTTTCTAAAGACCTAGGTCTGACCGCTGGTAACTTCAGCAACGCAGAGCTAGGCAGGATAGAGAAGGAATTTAAAGACCTGATGCAACGCATGAGTGCAAAAGAGAAGTCAGGTATGCGTGTACTTGGCCCAATAAAGGGAGCGTTCAATGTACTGCGTGATTCTACCTCAGATTTTTACGGCGGGATTGACTCGCTTGGCAAGATGATGATGTTGAAATATAAAATGGAGAAGGCCGGACTGAAGATAAAGGATTACGATGCGTACTCAGATGCTGAGTTAGTAAAGCTCAATGATGCCGCTTACGATGCGGAGAAGTATTTGTTTGATTACAGCAATCCGCTACCGTCAGTTAAGTGGGTAAGACAGGCACCGTTTGGAGCACCCTTCATGTCATTTGTTAGCTTTGTCCTTCCTATTGTAATGGAAACTATAATCACTAAACCATGGAAGTTTCTACCGTATTACGTACTAGGATGGAGTGCTAAGGAATTGTTTAAAGAGATGCATGATCTAGATGAGGAAAAGTATAAGGGGCTTAGGGTGAGCATGAGTGATTACCTTAGAGAAAAAGCAGAAGGTGTTGGCCCATATCCTGTGATACCGTGGCCTTACCTAGATGAAAATGGCAGGGTACAGTTTATTGATGTGAGTTACCTCTATCCGTGGGGTATGTTCTCTGAGGTACTAGGTGAAATGTTTGATGGTAATTTTGGCAAGGCCATGCGTACCGCTGGATTAATGGGTAGCCCTACCCTAACTGTGGCTTCCGCTATTATGTCAGGCAGAGATAGTTTTACAAGACAGCCTATAGTAGATGACTTCGGTACGTGGGACGAGCAGGCCGCTGACATTGGATGGTTTGCTTTCAACCTGACCATGCCTCCGATGCTCCACGGCGTAGGTCAAGGGCCGGGACAGGGGTACGGTGCATGGAAGCGTGTGTATGAAGCAGTTACAGGTCAGCTAACTAAGGAGGGGGAAGCTAGGTTTACCTTACCACAAGCCACGGCACGATTAGGCGGTATCAACATTACACCTATTGCTGTACCAGAAGGTAGGAATAAACAACTGCGTTACGAGTACTCCAGATTACAGAAGCTCCAGAGACTAGCCAAGCGTGACCTTACCAATATGATTATAATGCAGGAAGATGCGGAAGATATTAGGGAAGCCGCTCTGGATTACAGGGAAAAAATACAGAACTTGGCTAATGAGTTTAAGGAGAGAGTAGGTAAGAGCGCACCACCTATGACTCTGTTGCGTCAAAGAGAGCAGGCGTTGAAGAAGATGCGAGAGCGTCTTCAACAGAAGAAAGCCTCGTAGAAAAGTCAGCGGTCAGTACGGCTAGTTGATTTACTTGTGTGACTAGCTGATCAATCACGTGAGCCAGTAGCTCATCTTCTGTCATTCTTGAAAACTTCTCCTCCGATAGGCTTACGACTTTCCTCGTAGTCGAGGATTCCTTTTTCATTTTTATTCCTCTCAATTGCACTGTCATCCCAAAATGGAAACATCTCCCATTCTATTTCGTCTGGCAGTTTTTGTATCTTACCTCCTCCACTAATGAATGCCCTGATCTCCTTCTTAAAGTCTGATTTATTTACTGGTAGTCTTTTCATTTTGATTCTTTAAGGTTTATATTAATACTGTATCTTAGATCAGTTTCCCTTGGGGTTAAGGGATGATGCCAGTAGTGTTTCATCATAATTACACATTTGTTTTTCTCTGGAGTTATACGAATATATTCTGACCCTTCAACATAAGGATCAGGTGCAACACAATCATAGATAATAAGGTCACCATCTGAATCATTCATGTAGATGACCGCTGTGATGTCATAGTTTTTATAGCCGTCATTCTCATAGTCATCAATGTGTGGTCTTACTCCTGCGTTATCACAAAGCCAAGCAACCCTGAACCTCATCCTATGGCAGTAGTATTCCTTATCTAATTCCTTTGAAATAATATGAGCAGGATAAAGGGATAGGTGAAATGCTCCCTCCTCGTTTCCAAAATGACGCTGTGCCCCTGCTCCCCTGTTATATTTTTGTGTAATCCGTGGACGAATTTCCCACTTAGGTTCTTCAAGGGCATATTTAAAATCATTAAAGGCTGTCTTACTAAAAAAATTATCTATGATTTTTACATCCATTATATTTCACATGATCCAGCGGTACACGCTAACTCCTGACTGGCAATGGTGTAGTCTTCTGCCTCGTACTGGTTGAGAGTAGACCAGTCAGCCTCGTGCATCTTGGAATTAAGTTGGTTAAAGGTGCGCTTGTTACAGTCCTCATAGGGAGCCTGCTTGTAGTTATGATCTGAGTGTGGCAGGAATGATACGCCTGACATTATTTCAAAGTTGTTAAATACCCATGCACCCACATCCAGCCACTCATTCTCCTTGACTGAGATGGTGATGGATGGCTTATGCTGGCACCAGTGTTCCTGATATAATTTCCATATCTCTAGCTGTTCAATGGCAGACTGCTTGTGCCGTGTGACACAATCCTCTGGTGACTGCATAGGGAATGAGAACACCACGGTGTCATTAGGCTTGGTGATGTCTGGTTCCCATACCCAATTCAAATCCTGCATGAACGTGGTCATTGGATCTTTCCTATCCATGCGTACTCGCCTTATATAATATGGGGAGTGACGAGCGTGGATACCACTCGCACTGTCTACTAATTGGGACACAGTGCCGGATGGTTTTACACAGGTGATGGATGCACTTGGATTGATTTGCATCTCCTCTGCAAATGCCTTGTTTGTTTCAATGGCTATACTTCTAAGGTACTGTAAGTCCTTTGGGGTGGGGTTGGCAGTAAGTGGGTTGTCCATAATACCAGTCAGGCTCACGCCAAGTAGCCGTTCTTCATCACAATTCTTGACCCACTCCCTAGGTAAATACTTGAAATTAGTGAGGGTTGACTGAATTGTACCCAACATCGTAGCTAGTCTGACCTTCTTAGCAATATCAGTTAATTTATCGCCAGAACGGACAACTACCTCAGATAAGTTACAGAACTGCCGTGAACGCAAGATGATTTCAGAGCATGGATTAGTACCAAAGGGGTATAGTTCTTCGTTTACAAGGCGATCTGAAGATCTTTTTGCTTGGAGAGTTGATGCTTTTGTAGAAAATATACCTCTTTCACCAGATTTGCTATCATATAGGGCAGTCCACTCACGTAGGAACGTACCAGCCTGTGGTTCTTGGTGATAATTGGCAGAATTATTAGCCAAAGCACGTTGTGGATTCTCTTTCCACCACTCACCAGATTTTGCGTAGCGCATTTCATCATCATCAATATCACTCAGGCTGAGTAAAGCGGATCGTCTTACGCCACCAACTACTACCACCTCTGCTATCTTGCATACAATATCGTGACACTCTATTGGTTTAAGTCTTCTACCCCTCGCTTCCTGTGCAATCTTAATTGTGAAATGAAATAAATTATCTAATGGTTCCGGCCCACTGGCTCTACCTCCAAATGTTTTGAGGATTGCACCAGCCTCACGCACATTAGATAAGTCCCACTTGGGTATGTGACCTGAGTATATGAGGGCTACCAACTCCTTAAAGGCACGTGCCCATCCTAGTTTTGAATCTGCTACCATAATGGTAGTGTCAGTCTTATGTAATTCATACGGTAGTACAGGGAGTTTGTCAGTGAAGCGTCTCTCTACAGAGAAACCTATGCCTGTACCGTTCATCAGTACGTAGAGTATCTCATCAAAGGAGCGGATGCTGTCCACGTGTACGTAACTGCAATTGTATCCTGCTACATTTTCTTTTTTCAAGGCTGGCCCTGCGGTCATGAGGCACCGCATGGAGGGCATGATCTTTAACTGGAGGACAGCTTCCCTTAATTCCTTGATGTCCTCTTCCTTAAACTCATAGTTATAGTTATCCTGTAAGTGTTCCTTGAAGAAGTTGAAGTATCTGTCTACTGTCTCCTCCCAAGTCTCTCGCCTGCCCTTATCGTAGTCCCATCTGGAGTAGCGAGATAGATGAATAAACTGTTGATACTCTGTTGGTAATGTAGTCATGCCCTTTCCCTTTCTATTAACTTGTCTATATAATTCCGTGCTTTAATTAAATCATCTACCCCTCCCTTGTTTGGGTAGCGTGTTACATACTTAACTATATTTCCCTCCAGAAAATCTAAATTGTTTGCGATGATATATTCCAGTGGTTGTATCTTTATACATGATGTGTCGTAGTGACGAGGTGGTTTTCCCTCCTCTAATTTTTTACTCTCTATGGCTTCCAATTTATCCTGATGGTCTCTTTCTCTTTCCCAATTATAGTTAGTCATTTCTTATGCTCCATTAAGATTATCCTTGAACTTGCTACTGCCTTACCTTCAGTCCTTTCCATGTAAATCTTGCCTGCTTCTTCAAGAGAGGTGATAACGTAATCATATTCGCTGTGACCACCGTCAAGTATTCTGGATGCAAGAAGCTGTCTCCTAGCTACAGCACCACCCCTTACGGCTATGTATTCAATTAGCTTTCTCTGTTTGTTCTGGTGTACACTCTCGCCAAGTTCCCTATCAAACAGGTAACGTGTACACTTCTCAGCATATAAAGAAAGAGAGATCCCTCCCATAACAGCGGAATCGCTAATAGTTTGGGTCTCACTATCAAGTAGATACTGGAAAAGGATCGCTGATTTCAACACGTTGGGTGACCACCTCTTGAGAAATGGGTCTAGTATTGACTTAGTACCCTCGTTACTCTCTTGAAACCTTGAGAACATATCATTGTGGAAGTCCTCAAATAGTTTCTGTGCATCAGCGGATAAACTATATTCTAACGGAACGGAGATATTGTCGAGTTGATTATAGATTTCGGACAATAATCTGTACGAATGTAGTTCCTGAATCTTAGTCTTCTTCTGCGGTAGTGCGCTTGGAATGTTATCCGTAGATGGTGGTTTAAACAGCAGGAATCGTGCCAAGAAGCCTGACCCTGCATCATCCTTACCTAGTAGTCCCTGTAAAAATTCCATTGTGGATACCCCTGAGATAGACACGAATGGATGGCGGAGTATCTTACTGCCACGTGTGCGTGTTACATCCTCAAAGTAGGCAGGGACATCATACAATTCTGTGAGATGTTGCCTGAATCCCCTATTGTGTACGGTCTCCAGTGTCGCCAGCCATGCACCAAACTCAGAGAGTAGCCACACGCCACCGCCTGTCTCATCTATCCTGTCAATACAGGCTTCCCAACTGGCCTTGTTAGGGAGTACCCTCCGCATTGATTTGTACCTATCCAGTTCGTTCATGGATTCCATTAACTCATCATCCCCTTCCTGTAATCCACTGTCACGCAATGAATCTATTCTGGATTCAATATCCCTCACCTCGTAGATTAACTTCTCCTCCCTGTCCCTGAGTCTGGCGGAGCCAGCGTTCAGTGCTGTGGTTTTGAATGATCCGCTCTCTGAGATGGAGAGGCACCAGAGGTTACCATATAGGGGTATGAAGTAGTTAG